TCGTTTACGTCCGCCATTTTTAGTTCCTGCTTTCCTCTTGTTTCTTAACAAATTCGACCAGCAAGTCGAAATAAAGATCTCTTTCATAAGGCATCATATTTTCAATTTCTGTTATTGAATACTTGTGGTGTTGAGCCATTCCGAATATTTTTTGGTAATACATATAGAGATTTGTATGACTCAACATCAGATAAAAAAAGATTGAATTCCTTCTACAACAAATGTCTTTTTGTCACCGTTGGAATTTACGTATGGTATTTCATGACGAACCTTTGGAATAGTGTCAAAGAATTCTTTCATCTGTTTCACTACGTCACTGTGAAGGCTCTCAACGAAATCATCAACTTCTTTCTTTGAAAAGTCTTTAAAGTTATACACCGTGTCCTCAGACGCGAGCTTATCCATGCAAGAAATTAGAATCTCAAATGAAGAGTTTGTGGTTATCTCTTCTTCATTTAACATACCTTTAAACATGCTTATAGAAGGATACTTTAAAAATAATGTATATGTATCATCTATCTTAATTCTATTAACGTGTCTTTCATCTTTAATCACTTTAACATTTGAAATTTCCATCGAAAGCTTAATCTTTTCTTTCGTATCAGGATCTTCTATCTCAAATTTTATTTCGTTATCTACGGACTTTGATCTAAGGTTAATGAGAATATATTCTAAGTCAAAAACTGCAAGATCTTCTGCATCAAAATCAATAAGGCAATTATTCACGATCTGATTTACCGCATTCATCATTTGTGTACTATCTTTTGCTTCTTGGGCAGTTAACAGTATCTTTTCTTCTTTTACCGTAAATGGTCTAAACTTAACTATCTTGTCATTAGAAGGAAGTCTCAACTCATATATCGGTAGATCAATCTTAGGTAGTGCCATTCTATAGTCTCCTTATTATTTAAAAATATTCCCAATTGTGTTCAAACCAGTTTTTATGTGAGAGAACCCATTGTTAAAGTTATTCAATCCCGTATTAAATCTTGTTCCAGTCCCTCTCGTGTCTCTCTGCGTGTATGTTCCTTTTTTGAATCCTGATACGCTAACTCTTGAGTATGCAAAATTCACAGTAGCAGTTGCGTAACTGTCGTTGTCAGACCAAGAAAGAGTTTCTCCAGATACTTCAGTAGGAAACGCGTCTTCTAAAACGTATTCATAGTAAATATCTTGAGAATCAGTACTATAGTTCTTAATTGTTATTCTGGTCGATATATCTCTTATATACCCAAGTTCGTATGGTAACTGATCGTTAACTGATAAGTATCCGCCCCTAGTCGTATCAAAGTTAACTACGCTTTGCATCCACTGATGAAAGAAACTAATAACCTGATGATCTGAATCTAGCATAAAAATTGCGTTTACTGGCGTAGGAACCATTTGAACCGGAATGGACTGTCTAATGCCAAAGCCGTTTGGATAATTATCTGTAACGCTAACGTTTATGCCGGGCGCTTGAACCGCCTGACAAAAGAACGTTAGATCACGTAAAGCTATACCTCGTATAACTGGGGCATTCGCGATTTCAACCACAAATAAGTTCTTACGGGCAGCGCCGCCGTACTTATTCATTGTGCCTTTAAATTCGTTTATGTTAAATGGCATTATCGCCCGCCTCTTATGATCTTTCTTGAGTCTTCCCAGACTTTACTCTTACTTGCGCCAACGAAGTTTTCTGTTGGCAAGAAAAGTGCTACGTCCCACTCTGATGGATTTATGTACACAAGCCTAGTCCTTACTTGTGATGCTAGATAGTGTTTCACGGTTGGTCTAAATTCCTTGTATTGAGATGCACCGTTCAATAGACTATATGACGCCCTTAATTTAGTAGTTTCATCAAACTTATCATTCGATGCAACATTATATAAAGCATCCATTAATTTTGCTCTTTGTGTGAGTGGCAAGTAGTGAAAGTTAATACCAAGAAAGCCACCCTTTGCTCTATTTATCGGGAATATAAGAGGAAACCTATCATAGTAAGGAAGCGTATCTTTATGTTTTGGATCGTACACAAACATATACATATGGCCGATACGAAATCTATTCTCATAACGATCAGTTCCCATTTCACGTATGAACTTGAGTTCCTTGTCTTTAAACTCAGATTTCGCAATACCGTTTGCTTGGTCTCGGTACCAATCACGCGCGGCCTTTGTTCTCGCTGGCACCTGCCCAGAACGAATTCCCTTTAGGAGAAGATCGTCAAAAACCTTTGCTACCATATTACTTAATTCCTAGGTGATCTTCGGTTATAACTTGAAACTGCCAACCCTTTTCGGCGCAGAACTTTTTTGCTGCAATCCATTTTGCTTCGTTTACTCCGTAGGTCTTCACTTCGTTAATATACCTTCTTGAAACTCTACCGGATGGAGTAGCATTCTTCTTTCTTATATCCGGTGGCTTGGTTTGAGCCTTAGGTTTTATCTCTATCATAATAGTCTCGGTAACACCCTCAGCAGTCTTTTTCTTTAGAACCACGTCTGGAAAGTAACGATGCATTCTTCCATCTATAGGAGATAAGTATGGAACTATGTACTCTTCAGAAGCCCACCATAATACATCTGGGTGATCATCTAGATGACGAAAGAACTTAAACTCCCAAAGAGAACGATAGGTGATTTTAGTTGGATCGCCATTATACTTCTCTGGATGTTTTGGTCTAAATCGGCCTTTGTAAGACATGTCTTTCCGTTTTCAATATAAATAGAATCAATCTCATATCCTATTTATAAAGGAAACTTGCGTTGCCCCCACCAAACTCGCCTCAGGCTGCCGTTAGAGGTAGCAAAGGTTCGAAAATAGTTCAGAGCCTGCGTTTCCCTATTCATAACCAGGGCGCGCATAGAATGTTGATGGTGTTCAATTCATATAAGTATGTTTCGCCAGGTCAACGTGGATTAAATAAGATAGATAATTTAGGAAGAGACAGTCGTAGAGGACAGATTCCAGACGGAAAGACTGTCATTGAATTACCACTGCCAGCGAATCTAGAGGATGCATACAACGTTCGTGTCCAAGGATACGACGCTGAACTGTCCGGTGCTCTCATTGCTGGTGCAGCTTCACAATTTGCTGGTGCTGGCGACCTAAGTACTGGAAATATATTAAACGCACTCGGTGGCGCCCTGAGCGGAACTGGATTAGATCCTGCGTCTATTATGTCTTCGGACATAGGTGACATATCCAGAAACGTTGCGTTTCTAGGAAGAAGAAATCTGCCATCAAATGCAGGCAGAGCTGTTGATACTGGTTTAGGAAACGTCATCAATCCGAAGACATCACTCTATTTCGATGGAGTTAACCTAAAGCAGCTTGCATTTAACTGGACTCTCGCTCCACAAGACTCACAAGAGTCCGATGTGATAAGAGATATAACAAATGCCATTAAAAGAAATATGCTTCCTTCTTATGGAAACGCTGTTGGGTTTACACAGGCGCTCTTAAACTATCCTAGCACAGTTGACATATTCTTATTAGGTGTTGATCAGCAATACTATATGTACTTCAAGACTTGTATGGTTCAAGGGTTCACTGTAAACTACACTCCGAACGGGTTGGCAGTTGTAAAGGGAGGTAAGCCAGCAATTGTCGGCATTGGTATGACACTTGTAGAAGCTGACATTCACACATCAGAAGATTACGGTGGATCTAGCACAGTTAACCCTGGCTTAGTCGAGGATAGAAGATAAATGAGCGGCGAATATTTCGAAAAGCTACCAGAGATAAGATATAACAATGTTCTTGTAAGAGATATTACAAGAAGAGTAAACTTTCTTAAACAGTCGATAGAGAATCCATACTCGTTTCTTCCTTATACGATAGAAGAAGGTGATCGCGCAGAAGATATTGCATATCATTATTACGGCGATCCAAACTATGCATGGCTCGTATATCTTGCAAACAACATCATAGATCCGTATAACGAATGGCCCATGGATGAAGACACCTTTCATAGATACCTAATAGATAAGTATCAGGCTCAGTCCGGAGGAAGAAAAGGTTGGGATGTGGTAGACTGGACTAGAGATAGTTCTAGAGACGACAATATAATTTACTACTATAAAGAACTATAGCATAAATTCATATATCTTAATCTAACCATAAACAAAACGTACTTCGCTAAAGGAATAACATGGCAACCGATATCATAAAGATAGCACCAAATAGTTTTAAAACTATCTTTCTTCGTAAGGAAGATAGATTAATACTAAGAACCGAAGCTGGGAGACGAATTGTACTTCAGCGTATCGTACCAGAACAATGGAAAGCATACCGTATATACGAGTATGAACAAGTTTTAAACGATAACAAAAGAAATATACAACTAATAGATCGCACTTATCTATCTCAAATAGAAAAAGAATTGGAAGATAAGCTAAGATGAATGGATTTGTTTTACCTGGATACTATAGGCTTATCTCAGCGGTGATCACTCCGCTGAATGGAGACGGCATCGAGATACTCGGTTTAATTCCAGAGTTCTCGATCGAAGAGTCTCTAGATAAGGATAGCATTCGCGGTAGCGCATTGGTGTATGACAACATTGGTTTAACAATATTGGTTTACTTGAAGATCTTCCATTAAGAGGTGAAGAACTACTTACAATTCAAATAGAAGATGCACTAAAGAATAGAGTAACGCACGAATTCGCAATATACAAAATCACCGATGTTGAAATCAAGAAGACAAACGACGGATTGACTTATAAGATACACTTTATGTCAAAGTATTCTTTTGAAGCAATGTTTCGAAGAATTATAGAACCGTTCGACGATACTGTTTCAAACATCGTAGAAAACATTTTTAACAATTACTACCCAGGCTCAAAGCAACTTATTCTGGAATCTACGATCGGTTTATTTAGATGCGTTATTCCAAACTATACACCTATGCAAGCGATGAACTTTCTTGCAAATCGCGCCTATAGTCGAAAGAGCCCGTCCTGCTCGTTTCGTTTCTTTGAGACATCTGAAAACTATTACTTTGTTTCTGACGAGTATCTTATCAATCGTTTCCTTGAGAATAAAGAAGAAATCAAAGAATTTACATTTAGTGATGCAGTAGATAAGTCTGGAACTGAGTTTCTTGCTCAGATGAAGAACCTTGTCGAGATAAGAAACTCTGATAGAGTCAATAGCGCAATGGATTTGATTTCTGGCGCGTATCGTAGTAATGTAATAGAAATTGACTTAATAAAGAGACAAGTAACTCTCCCAGGTAGATCAAACAAATATGAATATGATTATCAGAAAGCAAAAAAGAACTACATGTCTTCTTCTGGTAAAGGACAAGGTCAAGATACTCATACTGACGATTTCATAAACGGATATTTTACTCCAGAAAACGAGAGAAGATACATTGTTATTCGAGACTACGATGATTCTGGAACGAAGCAATTAAGAGGCGATCAGTTTATTCCAGAGATCGTCACTAACCGTTTGGCCTATCGTAACCACCTAAATCATACAGTCGTTTATGCAAAGGCGCATGGCCGCCTCGATCTTAGGGCTGGTGATATCATTAACATTAAGGTTCCTGAGTTTAAGATCTCTTCAAACCCCCGGCAGAATAGACAGCTATCCGGTTACTATATGATAAATGATCTGACGCATGTGTTCAATAAAGACATACATCAGACCGATATGAAACTTGTTAAGTATGATTGGAGTACAAGAGAATGAGAGAAACTGGTGTAGGTCTATACGAACCTCTCTTCTTTATTGGAGTAGTTGAGAACAACATTGACGAGCGGTTAGAAAAGAGAGTCCAGGTCCGTGCATTTGGAGTGCATGGAACCGTGGATCAGGTGCCAACTGAGAAACTGCCGTGGGCTACTCTTATATATGGTAGCTACGATCCAAACTCCCCTCTACCCCCTATAAACTCATTTGTATTCGGATTCTTTGTTGACGGCCGTGATGCACAGCAACCAATGATACTTGGTCTCATACCTACACAGTTGACCGAAGTGATTAATCCTTCTGTAACTGGATGGGGTGCAGTTCCTGGGCGTGACTCGAATATAATCGCAAAGGGATCTACTCCTGACGATTATGGCCAACCATCAAACTCAAGACTCGAAAGAGGCGAAGATATTGATCAGACTTATGTTCTTTTACAAGAGATGAACCGAGTAAAAGATGCGCCGACCGCAAAGATGAACAGCGACGATACTACTTCCTCGTTTGAAGAACCAGCTCCGGCATATAACGCACAGTATCCATACAACAGAGTTATTGAAACAGCAAGTCACTCGATAGAACTCGACGATACTCCAGGCGCAGAAAGAATTACGATATTCCACAAATCCGGCTCTTATGTATCAATTGACTCGAACGGCACTTCAGTTCATAAGTCAATCTCTGATAAGTACGAGATAAATGATATGCATCAACATGTATATGTTGGTGGTAAGAGTCAAGTGACTATCATGGGAGACAGCCGCGTTCTCGTAAAAGGAAATAAGATAGAAGAAGTTGAGGGCGATTTAATGCAGATCGTTCACGGCAACCATCTTCTATCTGTTGCCGGTCAAATGAACCTTAATGCAAGCGAAGAAGTTCAGATGAGAGCTGCTAAACTTCGTCTTGAGGCTAACGTTGAAAGTGTAAACATAAAAGCTGGAAGAGACGTTAAGATACAGAGCACGGAATCTACAAACATAAAGTCCAAAGCAACGTTTATTGATTCGGCCGAAACCACGGACATAAAGGCTGGAGACGACATTCATATTCAGTCCGGCGGAGATGTGCATGTTAAAGCGGCTAATGTTAAAATGGACGATAGAATTAATTTGGCTAACGGCGCTGCTGGCGATGCAACTGGTGCTGCAGGTGCAGAAGGCGCTGAACTTCCAGAACCAGCTGCAAAGAGTGCAAGCACGACTAACTATAAGAACAGTGCTTCTTTCGGTTCTTCGGGGTATGCATCCCAGGACGAAAGTGGAAGTGGCTCTTCGTCGGGTTCGTCTGGTGCAGATCCAGCTGTAGAATTCTCGTCTCCGGCAAATGCAAGTATGAATCTTCTATCTCTCGTGAAATCCTTCGAAGGATTTAGTCAGTATCCATATGAAGACTATGGTCAGTGGTCGATTGGTTACGGCAGTGGAGTTGGTCCTTCAAGCCAGCCACCAAAGATCCCTGGGCCTATATCTGAACAAGAAGCAACGAGACTTCTTGAAGAAAACCTTCATAAGTTTGTTGTCAACGTCGAGACAATAAATCAGAAGGGTAACTATAATTGGTCGCAAGAGTCAAAAGATGCTCTTGCTTGTTTTGCTTATAACATTGGTAGTATAAACGAACTAACTGCTAACGGTACGAGAGATAATGCTACGATTGCGTCCAAGATGCTTGAGTATTCAAAAGCTGGTGGCGTTACCTTGAGCGCTCTCGTTCAGAGAAGAACTATCGAAAGACAAAAGTTTTTAAACGGTCTTGCTGGAACTAGCAGCGGTACACTCGTTTAAGTATTCGGAGGATAATACATGGCCACAAGTGGTCTATGCGGTAAAAGAAATTGTGTAACTAGAGTTGGATCTACCGGCGAAATTATAGAGCTTGAGATTCCTGAAGCAATTGATATTGGTGAATTCACTTCAAACAGTGTTTCGTCTCTTATCAACACATTTCAGTCCGGAGTTATTTTTTCTGCCGAGGATACGGATCCAATCACGGAAGTTATTCGTAACTACGGCGCCGAACCATTTTACTCTTCTGTTTCTGCTGTCAACCAGTTTTTCGTAAGAGACGATGTAAAAGGCTCTGGAATATTTGACATACAAGACCCGCCAAGAAATGGGCCGGATGTAAAGGGTTTAATTGATCCTGCAATACATCCTCTATTAACGGACAGAATTAACACCGGCATCATCTTTACTCCAGTTGAAATAGCAG